AAGGGAATGCGGAATAGTAATATACCACACCGACTGTCACATTGGTATCCGTATAGGTCTCTTTTGCAGTGGCAGAGTAGGGTACTTTTCCGGTGGATAGGATCTCAAGACGAGCCTGGTTGCCCAGGGCTTTCATCTTGTTAGCGTAGTTAGCATAAGCACGCTCCACGGGGGTATCAGCTTCAGATACCAGGGTATAGGCATCCTTTGCTTCAGCCATCTTAGTGCTGGGCTGAGTACGCTCTTTGACCTTGCCAGTTCGCTTATCAACGTAAACAGGGTCATCTACATCTTTCCATATGTATTCACCAGTTTTTTCGTCGATTTTTGGGCTACCTTGCCTCTTGATAATGGAAGTCTCAGACTTAGCACGGGAAATCAGAGTCGAAGCACCCTCATGGTATCTTCCATCCTCATCAACTGTACCCTGATACTTCTTTTTCAAAGAGCTGATGCCATTGTCGATCTCACTTTGCTTGTAGTCCAGCTTGTGTTTTTCGGCATCAATAACTACCATGCTATGACGAACTGCTCTTGCAAGCTCATCCTGCGTAGCTCCCTTCAAAGTCATGTCGGTAATCAGATTAGAAATAACACCCATCTCTTTCTGTGTGTTCTTCATAGGCTTGAAAGTGCCAGCAGGTTTTCCGCCATACTCCATTTTTGGGTCAAATCCTTCAAGCCCCTTCAGAGGAGGAGTGGAAGTAATCTTGACCTTGCTTTTACCAGAGTTACAGGGGATGACCATGACAGTATCACCATCAAAGTCAGCACCTGAAAGCCGTTCTGCAACCTTACTGTTAATACCGATGGCATCTTTAGGGGTGTTACCAAGGATTCTGCGAGCCTCTGCCTGCTTGTTATTCACTGTCAAGATAGGAATCTCAAAAGTTCCGCCATGCGGATAACGAACCAGAGCTACTGTTTCACCATTCTTATAATTCGGAGCATACACTTCATTGTCTTTCATCGAAGTGATAGGTAGAATCACCTGATATTTCTGACGAGGAAGAGCAGCTGCCTGAAGGTGCACAGCAGCAGAGTCACAATCATCCGCAAAGGATTTCAGTAATGATTTTTTGACCGTCGGATTTGTCAGTGAACAGATTTCATCAAATTCAGCCATTTTATCAGATGCCGCCAAGTTCAGCTGTTTATTGACCAGACTCAAACTCTGCTTAGAAAGAAACTGGGAGGGGAGTTTATCCGCCCATTCACCCCAGTCGCCCTCTTCGGCACGCTTATTGATAAGGGAAAGCTGTCGTTTGCCATCAGCATCGATGTAATAGCTCTGCCCACCGGCTTTGATAAGTGAACCAAACGGATTGTCAGGGTCATCCTTGACCTTCTTCAGAACATCCGATGTCGGGGTGCCTTTTTTCTTATTGGTATTGAACATTACATCCACGCCATCAGGAAGATCATCAGAATAGACAGCCATTCCTTTCAAATATCTATTACCATCCACCAGAATGCGAACCTGAGCATAATGGGAATCACCAAGAGACAAGTCATCTACACCGCGACGAATTTCAATGACACCATCTTTCTGAATTCCGCCGTCTTCTGCATAACGGATTTTCAAGCGACTTGAATCCATGCTTTTGGGATAGACGAACTTATCGAAAGTCTCGCCGTCATCATGAGACACATAGTCTCTGACAGAATGAACATTCTCAAAATTATAAATCTCTTTATGCTCTGTTCCTGGAGGGCAGAGAACCTTGATGTTTGTTTGCTTACCCGGGTTTGTTACCTGAGGGACACCGCCGCCATAGATGTGATAGCCTTCCATTTCCAAAATATAAAGAGCCTGGTTCATTTTCTCTTTCGAAATACCAAGCTCTCTTTCGACTCCGGTTCCGACATCGATCATGCCTTTTTCCGAAATCTGTTTTTTCAGAAATTCAGCGGTCTGCTTTGCCTGATTCATACGAGCTTCGGAACTCTCATTCAAAAGTGAGCGAACCGAAGAATCGTTAGCAAAGCCCATCTTGTCAGCGATTTCATTCAAACTATAACCCTTAGCACGAAGAGCCTTAGCCGTAGCGACATCAGCAGAACGGCGTTCATCCTTCGCAAGGCTCATCTGGGTACGAAATTGGGTTGTACTCAAGCCCATAGATTTTGCAATGGCTACTTCTCCTGTGTAAGTTTTTCCATCTTTGTCAGTAAAGGTGAAATTGGACTTTTTCAGTTCTTCCACACGAGAGAGAAAATCGCCGCTGTGTTGATAAGGGTTATCACCCGAACCCCAAGGATAACGACCAGACCTTCTGGGCATACCGTAATGCATTAAAATATCATCCGTGAGACTCATGGTTTAACCCTCCTGTTCTTTGATTTTTCTGATAACCTTGTCGAAGGTAATAATTTTGTCCATGATTGGAACAATATCTTCGGCAGTAGGCGTGTGATATAGAATTTCATTGTTCTGATACAGACGAAGTTCCATCTCGATTTCCGATGGTTTCACCTTGTATTCCAAACAAAAAAGAGCAGCGTATATTTCAAGCTGCTCCATGTGCGCCGGCACGACACCGGTCTTCAAATCGTGAATACGAAGCGTACCATTCCGAAACACAATCGTATCAGCTGTGCCAAAGCAATTTTCTGAATAGAACAGAATCTGTTCAGGCACCATACGAAAACTAATTGCGTCATTGACATACATGTTCAATGTTTTCTGTGACTTGGGGAGTTTTTGCCCTAAAGTGATACATTGACATGCAAAGTCATGTAGAACGGTTCCTCGCTGTGTGGCCAAAAACTTTGAATAAGCATCGGCTACTTTTGTTTCATCATAGTTAATCCAATGATACTTGCTGGCACCAAGAAAAGCGTGTTGCCCTTCAAGATTGGAATGATTGTTGAAGATCATGCAGCACTTCCTCCTTGTTCTCGGGGCAAATAAATCTGGAAAAAGACATCTCGTCCATCTTGCCCACATAATATTCTTGGTTCGGTTGCTTTTTTGCGCCAGCGTGTTGTTTACATTCCAGAGCAGCCCATTTGTCATTGAACAGAATAAGCAGATCAGGAATGCCCTGTAAATATCCAGAGTCGCTTTTCATCACGATGCAACCCGGAAAAAGTTTCTTAAGCTCCTTAATGAGCTTCGATTGAAATTGACTTTCGAGCATTGGCAAATGAGCCTCCTTTCATGTAGTTTTTTCAAAACTGAAAAGAGAATGTCTATTCTTAAAAATAGCTTTTTTACTCCTCTCTTCATAAAAGGGAATGTATTTTTCGCGCGGCGGAAAAAGACATAAAAAAAGACCGAGACACCGTTTAAGCATCTCGGTCAAATATAAAGTTGTTTGTTATCGAGCTTCTACACTTACTGGGTCGAGTTCAAAGAGACCGGTATCAGAATTGTAGCTCCGCACTTTAGCCTGTATTCTTACATTGCTGCCGACTTTGATATAATCAGCAAGCGTAAGTCCGTCTCCTAAATCATATACCCCAACATCCTTAAACTTAAAAGTTGGACCAGGGTTTGCAGTATTTTCATCCACATAGTCTCCAGCACTGATTAGCAAATCGTATCGGGTGTCGTAATTATCGTGGTTTGTAAGATAGGTAATACAGCCATCAAACTCAATAACCTGATTCTTATAAGCCTCTGCAAAATCGGCATACGATTGATCCATATCTGCTTTAAGAGAAAGCATTGCTGCCAATTCTGGAGAATTATCTACTGTCAAAATATCAACAGCAGGCTCTTCGGTTGAAACGAATTCGCTATCTGTTTCAGAAGTTTCTTTTTCCGGGAATGTGTGATATGTGATTACGACCTCGGCATCAGCCGGATACCAAGTATCAGCAGAGTATCCAGTATCGCCATCTACGGAAACAGATTCAACCTCACCGTCTTTTGTAAGCCAACCGGTAACAAGGTCATCAAGTTTTTCAAGTTTGATGTTTGTGAAACCACTACTTTCAAATTCGTCAACTACTTTTTGATAATCCTTGCCTTTTTGAATACTGGAACCCGATGGAGTTTTAGCTTCTCCTTCATGCCCCTCTGAACTGCAACCTGCAATCGTAAATATCATGACAATCGCCATGCACGCTGCCAAGAACTTTCTCATCTCATTATCCCATCCTTTCCGAGGGCATTAAAAAAGTGCGCCCCCACAACGAGAGACGCACTGAAAAAGTGTCAACCCTCATTGTTGCCACACAATCTCAATCAAGCCGCAAAGGGACAAATGAAATGAGTAAAGAGAGAAAACACTTTTTACCAAAGCAGTTTTCCCTAAACGACTTGAACATATTAGATTGTGTGGCGCTTATAGTATAGCACAGTCTGAAAGAAAAAGAAAGAACTTTCGGTAAAAAGTCTTGACATTTCCATCGACTTGTGCTATGTATTTTGGCTTTTGGTCAAATGCCCACTTTTCTCGCCCTATTTATATATTTATTAAAACTTTTTATCACAATTAAATAAGAAATAAAAGTGGGAAAGTGGGCTTTTTTCACAAGAAAAATTTCAAATCGGCGCAAATCGGCCATTTTGGGGCAAAAAACGCTCAAAAAGTGCCATTTTCAGAAAATGCCTCCAAATTTTTCTGCCCACTTTTGGTTTTCAAAACCGGGCTTTTGCCCACTTTTTCTGGGCTTTTTTCAGGAAAATTGTCCGTACACGCTCAAAAATTTTTTCAAAAGTGGGCTTTTGCCCGAATCCGCCAAACAAAAGTGGGCTAAAATTTACACAATTTTCAAGTATGTACGGACTCATTTCTCTCATCTCCAAACCCGTCCGTTCCGTTTATCAATCAGAATAATCCGACCTTCGATCTCAAAGCCAGCCAACTCGCACAAGTAAAACAGTGTATGCAGCAGTCTATGAAATCTTTCGTCTTCTTCACGATCAATATTCTTGAGGGCTTCGTAAGCGGTCGGGTCAGGATATCCTTCGGCATTTCGTCGAGGATTAGTAGTGTTCGCCATGATGCAGGTACTCCTTTCCTCTAAGTTTGTTTCAAGATCGCTACGCCGTCTTTCAAGCTTTCCGGAATATCAATGACTCGCTGATTACGGCTTCCTCTGAAGTCAAGCTCCAACGATTTTTCAGCCTGTACGAACGGGCCGTCAACAAGCACATCAATATGTTTCAGAAGCTCGATGCCTTGCCTGTACAAGTCTTCAAAAAGATAACCAGTGTAGCACCAAACGCTGAGTCCCATTTGATGAGCTTTTTCAGCGATCAGAGCACACTGGTAAATCTGACAGAACGGCTCGCCTCCGGAAATGGTGATGCCGTCTATCCAATTTTTTCTTTTTGAAATATCATCGAGTATATCTTCGATCGACACGAGTTTTCCGCCACCGAACGGGTGAGTTTGAGGATTATGACAGCCGGGGCAATGATGAGGACAACCCTGTGTAAATATCACATATCGGATGCCTTCTCCATCAACAATGGATTCCGGTTCAATCCCCGAAATTTGAATCAACTTCATGCTTGACACGATCTCGCTCCTCCGCACGCTTAGCGTCATTCCACTTATCAAGAGTTCCGACCAAATATCCAGTGATGCGACGAATGCGTTCGAACGGAACTCCATCAGCCTCGCTCCGTCCGCAGCAGGGACAGGTGTCATTGATAATACCGTTATAACCGCAGACAGGATCTCGATCTACAGGATGGTTGATGCTTCCGTAACCGATGCCGGCTTCTTTCATGTGTCTTACAACTCGTTCGAAAGCTACAAGGTTCTTAGTCGGGTCACCATCTAACTCAACATAAGAAATGTGACCTGCGTTGGTAAGAGTATGATACGGTGCTTCAATATCAATTTTCTTAAGTGCAGGGAGATGGTAATATACCGGAACATGGAAGCTGTTGGTGTAGTATTCACGGTCGGTAACACCTTTGATAATTCCGTATCTTTCTCTGTCAGATCGAAGCAGCCGCCCAGCTAAACTCTCAGCGGGAGTAGCAAGACAGGTTACATTCATACTGAGTTCTGTGCTCTTACGGTTGCAATAGTCACGAATATAGCCGACAATACGCAAGCCAAGCTCCTGGGAGAACTCATCTTCACCGTGATGCTTGCCATTAAGCGCTACAAGACACTCTGCAAGCCCGCAGAAACCGATAGATAGCGTTCCATGCTTCAAGACCTCTCCAACCGTGTCATCAGGAGAAAGCCCGTCAGAATCCATCCAGACGCCTTCTCCCATAAGGAATGGGAAGTTGCGAACTACTCTCGAAGCCTGAATTTTATACCGGTCGAGAAGCTGCTGCATCGTAGCGTCGAGCATTTTATCCAGTAGTTTGAAGAAAGTGAGATAGTCGCCTTTGGATTCAATGCCAAGTCGAGGCAGGTTGATAGAAGTGAAGCTTAGATTGCCTCTACCGGGAGCGATCTCACGAGACGAGTCATAAACATTACCCATTACACGAGTACGGCAACCCATGTAAGCCACCTCCGTCTCAGGATGACCGGGTTTGTAATACTGGAGATTGAATGGAGCGTCAATGAAAGCAAAATTTGGGAACAGTCTCTTGGCACTTACCTTCATTGCCAGCTTAAACAAGTCATAGTTCGGATCGTCCGGATTATAGTTGACACCCTCTTTGACACGGAAAATCTGAATCGGGAAGATTGGTGTTTCGCCATGACCGAGTCCTGCTTCCGTAGCAAGCAGAAGCTGTTCAATAGCAAGACGACCTTCCCAAGATGTATCTGTGCCATAGTTAATAGAGCTGAATGGAACTTGAGCGCCGGCGCGGGAATGCATGGTATTCAGATTATGAATAAACCCCTCCATAGCCTGATAGGTATCACGGGTGGTCTTTTCCATAGCATAGTCGAGAATCCATGCTTTATCTTTCAGATCGTTGAGGCGTTCGCAAATCTCATAGCCTTCTTTCAGATATTTTTGATAGGTGTAACGGACACCTTCGGCCATAGCATAATCGAAGTCCACGACACTCTGTCCGCCATGCTGGTCATTTTGATTCGACTGAATGGCAATAGCAGCCAGAGCAGCATATGAACCGATGCTTTTTGGTGCTCTCAGATGACCGTGTCCGGTATTGAATCCATTCTTGAAGAGCTTGCGAAGCTCAATCTGCGTGCAGGTCGTCGTCCATGCATAGAAGTCAAGATCGTGTATATGAATCCATCCATCACGGTGAAGTTCTGCAATTGCAGGTTTAATCAAATACTCCAGATTGTACTCCTTGGCGGTATTGGCACCATATTGCAGCATAGCCCCCATAGGGGAGTCACCGTTGATGTTGGCGTTATCTCGTTTCAAGTCGCTGTCCTTTGCTTGAAGAACGGTAATACTATCAAAAATAGCTTTTACCTTTTCTCCGAATTGTTCATTCATAGAAAACCCTCCTTAAATATCATCCTGATTGCGATGCAGACTGTGTTCAGCGTCGAAACCATCCGGATACCTGGCTTTCAGTTTATCCACATTCATCTGCATGATGGTTTCAAGGTCATACCCAATAGCGTTTGCACTTACAGCGAGATACCAAGCCACATCTCCAAGCTCTTTAGCCATATGTGCAGTGTCCAGCTCATGCCCCTGAAACAGATGCTTTTTCAAAATATCAATTGCTTCGCCGGCTTCTCCGTTCAGTCCCATTAAGCCATTGAGCAGAAGTTTCTCAGGCGGTAAATCTCCTGGGGCTGTGCGAAGAGCTGCCTGCTGATAATCGTTCGGTGTCATATTTTTTCCTCCTGTGATTACGATTTACCAGCGCAATAGCCTGGTTTATTTGAATATCAAGCTGACGTTGTTCTTTTGCTTCCCGCAGACGGTCACGAACAGCCTGAATATCCGCTTTTGTCGCTTCTCTGGCAAGCATAGTTTTCTCCTTTACACAAAAATAAGAGCCAAGGTTTAACCTCAGCTCTTAAATGAGTTATTGTTTTTTCGATTCGTGGTATTTCCAGGCTTCACAAACCGTTTCCTTGCATTTCGGATAATCTGGGCGTCCGCATTTGTTGCAGATAAGTTCTTCTCGCCCGAGATCTGGAATATCTTCCTCAAATTCTTTGATAACAGTAGTCCATGTACCGTCTTTCCTTCGAACAGGACAGGACATTCTGGATTTAACTTTCATCCTTGTTACACATCCTTTCAATAACGGTCATGCAATAAGGTCTAAAGAATTTATCAAAGATTGCTACCGGCACAGTAATAATCAATAATATCCAAAATATGTCTCGAATAATTCTCATTTGACGACCTCCTCGTAGTATTTTACCATAAATATAACAAAAGTAAAAGGGCTTGTTACGGCCCCTTTACCTTTGAAATCGAGTAACTTACGAAATCATGATCTTGTAGCGCTCGTTCAGTTCTTCGAACACTTCTTGATCTGCTGCAATGCTGATGTGAAACTCAATCTTGCCCTTTTCGTTCAACACGGTTTGGACAGCAGGCTGAAGTTTCTCAGCAAACAGCATTCTCAAACAAGTGCCGAGTTGCCGATCATTAACTGCCAGAAAATAATTCATGTGCGTTACCTCCTTTCATAATAGGGGGTGTATTTTTCGTGCAGTTTCAGAGGATTGCTTCTCCGGAACGATAGGTTTCCGTCCAGTTTTGATGGTACTTACAACCAACAGAGATGCCGCTGATGAAGTCATAGTGAATCACTTTCTTTGATGTGATCTTTCCATCGCCCGTATCTCGGGTCACAGTTGCATTTTCGACCGCTTTGAGAATATCAAAATAGTCCTGTTTATGTGCACAGACATCTCGATGAGCACAGCGAGTGCACAAGGTTTCTTTTACTCCACCATCAAACATCCGCCATTTCCTCCTTGCCAGTAATCAGCTCAGAATAAGGCAAACCCTCAATCCAGTCGCAAAGCGTGTGCCATTCGTCGAGCTTGTGATGCCGACGGGATTTATAGATGTTTGCCAGAACCTCATAGTTCAGCATGACTGTCCGCTTCTGGTTGTAGGAACTGGGGAGAAGCTGGATCATCTGCCACCAATCGATCTTGGGGTCATCCAGTACCTTATTATTAAACCAATCTCGATGGACATTCAAGGTATGAATAACCGTTTCGAGCACAGCTACAGAGTCCTCCTGCAAATGCTCGTGGCTGAAGTCCTCCAGTGTAAACTCCTTCGCTGCAATTTTGTGCATCGTGGAGCAGGAGTTAGCAACCGTACCAACTTTGTAGGTGTCGAACTCCTTCCACCAGTACAGCGGGGCAGTGATGTCGAGATAGACGGTAATCATCCGCATGAACTTGCGATGGTCAGTGCCGGCATTGCGGAGGGTGGTCATGAGTGTTAAATCATCGCCCCCGAGAATATATTTTGTGCCAATCTCCACATCGTCAGCGTGGCAATCAGTGTATACACAATCTGCGCAATGAGCTGGACCATGCGTGGCGCAAACACCACTATCGCTCTTCTCCCAAGAGTTCTTAGGGTTCCGCATACCACGAATGGCGTGCTCCCAACCCATGACTTCAGTGTTTTCAATTTTCAGCATTTTCTACCTCCGTAAGCTTCGTCCGAATCATTTCCAGAATTTCCTCTACAATCGAACGAGTATTGTTGTGTAATTTAATATAGGCTTCATGGTCTTTGTACCAGGCAAACATTTCGGAAAGATCCCCTTTAATCCAACTGAATGCCCACCAGTCACAAACCATCTCAATAATATATGGGTACGGCATTTCAATAAGGATAGTTCCTTCTTTAGGCTCATCATTGATTAAAACCCAGTGCTGCCAATGATGGGGGTTTCGATGAATATGCATGAGCCATGCCCGGTTAAATGCTTCAATGACTGCTGGGGTTTGCTCTCCGTAGAAATAGTCATCATAAGGCTTGTACTCATCTGGTGTATTCTTCGACATGTCATGAAATTCAATATTCCGAGTAGCCTCCACATCTGTTAGCTCTGGAATATAAGCAGCGATCCACTGGTAAGCTTTTTTCACAGCTTGTCTGTGGTTTTCCAGATATTTGTCATACTTTTGTGACATCAGATTCTCCTTTCTTATAGATAACCCGATCGCAAGCAACTTTGTTTATCACGCTGGTTGTGTAGTCGATTGTAGGGACCTCATGCTGCTCGAAATGGATTACTATGGAAAAATCGGTGATTAAATCATTTTCAGGATGTACCATCGTTTCAGCTCGGTTGATAAGTTCTTGGCCAGCGTCTTTTATTTGCTGAACAAGAGCATCACGATATCCATTAGCCATTTTTTTCGATCCCCTTTCTCAATTCATGAGCCATAGTCACCCGTTCCTCAAGCCCCGGCATATGAGGGCAGGGATAATCGAGACCACAAAATAGACAAGTAACACCTCTCGTAAGAGTAAAGCATCGATTGCATAAAACCCGACAACTTTCTTTAAGCAAATCATTTTCGCTTTCAAGCTTTGAAACTTTTTCGTGGTAGTCAGTCTGAAGATCTGACAGCTGTTTTTTCAATCGTGCATTTTCTTCAGTAGCATCTGACGAAAGTGCCTTTCTGAACTCCTCAAGATTCATGTTTCTTTTCTCCTTTCAGAAATATCACTCTTGATTGAGCCGAGCTTGTTTAAGGATGCGACCGATTTCATAAACAGATTTTGCTTGAGCCAGTTTCTTTTTAACTTCTTCGCTATAGCAAAGCTCCGTTGCGATATCAATCGCATCCTTCTTCTCGGCATCAAGAATTGTTTTTGCTTTCATAGTTCATCGGTTTGTGGGAATTTGTATTGCTGGGCTCTGCGAGACAGTCGTTGCACGGATCTTTGGATTCTTTAAGACCGTTGTGCTTGCAAGATTTGCAATACTGGTCGAAATAGACTTCCTTTTCTTCATTCATCTGCAAAACCTCCTTACAAAATCCACAGGATGCACTTCACCGTCAAAGTAATGACGATAGCAGAAACACAAAGACAAGCTACCAGTGCGATAGCTTGCCCAATTTTATAAGCGACAGTGTTCATTCTGTCTGAATTGTTGGTATTGTTATGCATATTCAGCCTCCAAACTGAAGTCCGAGGTGAGAATATAAATCCTTATAAAGAATCTTCTCTAACTCGTCCTTATACATTGTTACAATTTCCTTGTGGTTACAAGTCTCGACAAACGGACATTCACGACATTGCTTCGCCAGTCTTGCCAACGCCATCGTCCGTCACCTTCTTTCTCAGGTATCGCTCAATGTTTTTGCATCGATTTCGATTTGAACATCGAATAACCGTGTCGGAAATGACGATCTCTTCACTCAGCCCGTATGCTTTTTGCGGTCGCTGGACATCTGGATCGAAGTCCATACAAGCGGAGCAATAGTCCGCAACATCAAGGGTTATCATCTTTTCTCCTTTCTTAGGCAGCTTTAGATTTATAGCTGCCTACATACTTGGTTTCATTGAAATTCCGCTTCTCACTCAATGCTCGGCTAATAGCCAAATCGATACCGGAACGGGACTTCAAATGGTAATAGTAAAGATCTTTGAATGGAGTGTTTAGTCGGTCGGTTCGTCCTGCTGATTGCTTCATGATTTTGTAAGAGTAGTTCTGCGAGTAAAACACAATGGTGTCCGTACTAATGCAGTTCCATCCTTCGGCTCCAGCGGTGTATTGAACCAAATATACCCAACTGTCACAAGTCGGAATTGGTTGATGCTTATGACCGTTCCATTCTGCAATTTCAACATTTTCTCCATAGTAGAGATTTTTCAGAATATCAAGCTCATAATCAAAATTGTAAAAGACGATCATTTTGGGGTGCTTCTCAAACAATTCCATCAGAGCGATTTGTCTGGACTCATCCTCATTTACGATGCGTCGCCATACATAGCAAAGCTCTCCAGCATTTACAATCGGCTCGTTTTTGTACGGATTCCAACGAAGACGGCTTGTCTCTTTATACTTTGCTATATCGTAATTGACATAAACATCCTCATGGTGTGAGCAGGTTTCTCGCTTGAAATCCATATCCACAAGAATGCGATTACGAAGCCGGATGAGTCGTCCTACTCCCAAATATCTGTCTACTTTCGGATACTTTCCGTTTACCCAAGTCATGACCATGTGTTCTTCTTTGAAAGCAGTCCGGTTCTTATAGAAGCCGTTTGCTACAAATACAGGAATATAATCCTCCCATGTGTCCCCTGGGGTAGCAGATAGAAGAATCCATTCGTTAAACTTGGCAATTTTCAGAAAAGCCTTTACCCATGCACCTGAACCGACAACACGCTGCTCATCAAATATGAAGAATGCGTCCGTAACCGTGGCATACTTCCCGATATTGTTCCAAGAATCAACGACGACCTTATTTTTATAGGCATTGACCTCTTCATGGACAGAAAGAAGGAAGGGCGAAAGCTCACCCTCCCATTCCAAAGTATCTCTTTTTCTTGCCGTGGTAATGATGTACAGGTCTTTTGGCGTACCCGGCATCCGAATATAACTCTTTGTACCGAGCTTACCGCCATTCTGTTTGTAGTAATAGGCTAAAGCTGTTCTGGATTTGCCACTACCGACACCGCCACAAAGAATGCAGCCGTTTTTCATTCTCTCAACAGCATCTGTTTGATAGTCTCGAAGTGATATGCCGGCCATCAGTACCCTCCGAAGATTCGACGCAGCACCCAGACATTGGAGAAGTACATTGGGGTAAACCAGTAATTCTCTTTGTCGTCGCTATCTGTCATCGGCTCTGTCAGAGAATTTCCGACCTTTACATATCCGGCTACACCCAAAAGTGAAAGCTGAATATAACACATTAGTGCTACAGTTTCATCGATGTCCTGTGCAACGATGAGAAGATGATTTTGGTAGTTCAGGTTTGCTTTTTCCAATTGCTTCCTTGCAGCATGAATTCCAGCAATCAATGTGGCTCCAGCTCCGCAGCAAGGATCGTTGATTGAAATATAACCGTCCTGTTCTACCTTTTTTACGACATCATCCATCGTCATTTCTGCCATCAATTCACAGACATGATACGGCGTAAAGATCTGTCCATTATGCTCGTTGCCGAGATTGAGAGACATAAAAATGCTGCCCAGAAAATCTTGCTCCGGATTTTCCTCCAAAGCCAAGACCGTCTGCGCAGCCAGTTCAGGAAACAACTCTTGATCCTGCTTATTGTACTTTTTGATGACTTCCAAATATAACGCTTCTCGCTTATCCCGGTGCTCCTTATCGAGAGGATTAGATAGCGAACAAGCGAACATAATAATAAAGTCACGCCAAACATCCCAAGCCCGATGTCGGTTAGTCAATCGTCCGAATGCATCTAAGAAAGCTTTTTCCGGAGACAAAACCTTTTTGCATTTTTTCCCAGCGGGCTTTTTTTGCTTTGGCGTTTCTTCTTTTTTCTCAGGCTCAGTCGTTTGCGGAAGCTCTTCCGCTGGCTGATGAGGAGCAGTCTGAGTAACTGCTTTAGATTTAGTAGCCTTTTTGCGTTTCTTCTTTTTCTGCCACAACATGGCTTTACCTCCTTTCGGTTATTAAAGGGAATAAGGCTGTTTCCTCTTACCGTCATAGGCGTGCACACCTAATCGAGACCTTACTGGACATTTAACCAGACATGTACTAAGCTGGCACCTATTCACCTTTAGAAGGGCATCTCCTCAGGACCCTCCGTTTCGGCATACTTTTCAGCGAATTCGTCTTCTTCAATGGTGACATACATCGTCTTAAGGTATGCCTTGACGCCAGTCTTACCATTGACCTCCCAGTTGTAGGGCCGGATAGTCAGGTCGACATTGCGGATCTCTGCGAAGTCCAGAGTTCCGATAGACTCCTCATCCAGCTGAGTCTTAGCTCGACGAGTAATCATAATAACCTTCGGGGGGATGTTGTCGAAGCTGACCGCCACCTGAATATAATGGCGAGGAGCCTCGTCCTCATCACGAGGAGCCAAAACACGAACATTCCAGCCATCCTCAATAAGCTTCTGCGCCATATCGGGATTTTCAATGACCACGCAGAAATTGCGGGAGCCAGCACGATTGTACTTGGACTCCTCACCCTTAAAGTTGCGGAAGATAATTCGAGCATTCTCGATGATGATGTTGTCTACTGCTTTGTAAGCCATAATTAGTTTCTCCTTTCAATTTTTGCGTTTATCGCATGGAAATGGACAAGTCCTGCACTCCTCATTGGGAATACAGGACTCGGTAGAATCAGCCGTGCACAAAATATAAATGAACACAGCAATTAACAGAATTAAAATCATAAGCATTACCTCACATCAAACGGCGTAGTATCGTCCTCATGAGGCTCGCCAGCTCCGAACCACGGTGGTGTGTTATCCGAAACATACGGTTCGTCCGCCGCAAAGCGTTCGAAATCACCATAAACAGACAGAGACTTGACTGCTTCGTCTACCATGTTGTTGTAATAACCACGGTCAATGTCACCCTGTTTGTCCAGCTGCTTGACCATCTCGGACTCAAGCCAGCGGAAGCCCTTAGAACCCGTAGCAGCAGCGTAACCCTTTTCACCGGTCTTCTTGTTTTCAGTCTCACGAAGCAGAATGCCACCTCCGCAGCCAGGCTTAATCGGGCAGAACTGCCCAACCTTTCCGATGAAGTGGTAGTCGTGACCCTTGGCGATTTCGTCCGTTAGTTCTTCGACACGCTCACATTCAGTGGGCATCGGCTCAGTCATGCGTTTAGAATCGGTAATCTGTTTCCACAGTTTATCTCTTTCCGCTTCAAGGGCACTTACATCCGGCAAAGCCTCGTTCATGTCAAGATAGAGCGAGGACGTCACAGATTTCGTCTCGCACATATCCTCGAACTCGATGTTCTCCTTGCTGAAAAGCGTCTTGAAGACATAAGGAATCTGGAACTGAGTGCCAGTCGCCGTCCATGCATACGGATGCTTCTTGTTCTCCTTGCAAATATCTTTTGCGGAGTCGATGTACTTTTTCCCATACAGGTCGCAGCACTTCTCAACCGTAGCATATCGAGCAATATAAACTGCATCGTTCACCAGACACATACGATCATAGGTTGCTTCGTGCTCAAAGTTGTACCCATACAGTTTGCCGTACTCAGTCACAAACTTGATGATCTCAGGCGTTGCGTCTGGAATCTTGATGGAGTCGGTTTTGATGTGCGCTACAGTAAAGCCCTGACTCTGAACAGCGTGCTTGAGGTTGACCATAAACAAGGCCCCTCGTTTGGCAACGATGTTATCCTTGTTACGATTATCTCGGAACGGATTTTCAAATCCGGCTGAGGTCAGACCATATACCGAGTTAATTGCAATCTTCAGAGCCTGCGCCAAATCAGCCGCTGCATTTTCATCAGTCAGGTATTTAGCCAATGCACCGCCCAGCATTTTCTTGGCTTTATCAAAATCCTTATGCTTGATTGCGATACGAGCCTGAAGAATTTCGTTGAATCGCTTTGTGTATTCCGGTCCGAAGAGTTCTTCCGCTACGATACTGCTCGGATGCATGGATGCAATATCCAGCAGAGCAATGTTGCTGTACATGCCGGGTTCAGAATATACATAGCCGCCCTCACCAACTTCTTCGCCTCTGTAGACGGACTTACCGCCCTCAAATGTGTAGCCAGGAAAGATGGGACGATGGTTTTTATCGAACTGTGTGAACTCGTCGTAGTCTTCAAGCCCCATCGTAAACGGAAGATCCGCATTAGGGTCGAAGATTTGACTCTCGTCACCCATGAAACGGTAATTGAACTGATCCTGAGGCTTGCGGTTGTTACCAAATATAATTCTGGTAGTCAGCGAGTTCGTTGTATCATTGACAGACATCCCCGCCACATCTGCCAGAATCTGACGAGCCGTGAAGTCCGCCTTACGAGCATTAAAGGTTGCTTCTGTCGCAATGACATCGTTGTCGCAATACTCAGCAACCTTAGTCCAAAGCTCCTCCGGCACAGGCTTGTCCCAAGGCAGACCAAGTTCCTGATGGTGAATACCCAGTTCAATCTCGAACTTCTTAAGGGACTGCTTCTTACTGGAAAAGTCATACACATCCGTATACGACACATTATAGGCTTCGCCAAAGAAGCAATTTGCGCTGCCGTTGATGATCTTTGTCGAGAGATTATAAAGCTGTTCGTTCGTATACCCCATCAGCCGAGCATAGAGAATATGGTTGTCGTATCGACGGCAGTTGAAGCCAACCAGACGGAATCGCATCAGCTCTTCAATCTCAGTCGGGGTAGGGTTAATCATACGAACCACCGGCTTACCCTCGCCCTCGATTTTCCAGTTCACCAAGAACAGGTTCGGAAATACCTCAACATCATAGAACACGAGCTTGGCATCATCATTTTTTGCTCCTGCTGACTGGTCTGCGGACTTAAACTGCATCTTGTTGACTAACTTGATACAGTAATCCGCCTGATGTGTGCTGCTCGCTGCAAATGCCAAGACAGCATTGCGCATATCAGTCACGTCATAATTGAGTCCGCTTGCATAAGCATCCTCAAGAATCTTGTAAATGAAGTCGATACTGGGCTTTGTTGCCGGATGGTACTCCTTGTTGAGATTTCGCTTGATTTGCGTTCTAAGCCCTTTCTCGCTCTTCACCCCTTCAAAATTTATCACTTGTTTTTCTCCTTTCAGTGGCAAACCCGAATTGATCGTTGCGATAGGCAAGTCATTACACTTTGTCAGCTTTCTGCGCAGCGAGCTTTTACCGGTGAAGACTTTCACTTCAATATGATCGTCGTACACTCGGCTGAGCTTGCTGACATCACCGGCATAAATATAATGAAGGTGGATGCCCTGACCGCTTTTGCTGAGTTCAGCATAGGTCGGCGGCCATTTACTCGCTTCTTTAAGATTCAGTTCAAAAGACTTATTGCCGTCCATATCCTGAATATCAAAGTCGATAACAATGTGGTTCTCCGGGACTTTCACATAATGCAATCTGGATGTAGACAGGTTACTCAGCTTGGTAGAAACTTCATCCCATTTGGAAGTCGGCGTTTCTTTAGCTGAAGCATACTGAGCAGGACAATCCGCACATTCTCGGTCAAATACCGATTTTTGTTTTAAGAACTCGATCAGCTTATGCTCAGGCTCTTCTTGCTCAGTAAGCGCCTTATCCTCGAATTTCTCGGTTCGGAAGCCGATGTAATAACTCCGCACACGAGTTCCATCATCGAGATTGAACCTCTCCTTGTAATCCCGGAAATAGTTTTTCAGTTCTTCCTTAAATATCCTCTGAGAGAATGGGAAGGTAACTTTTGCCTCGTCGCAATAGGTTTTATACATCTCCCATGAGGCTTTGAGAGTTGTCCCGTCTTCTTTCTTGAAGACATGGTAAGAATCGATAATGAAGTTATAGAAATCATTAGATGCACCAAGCATCGTCACGGGAATATAATCATCGTATCTGCCCGGATTCTCCAGATAGACTTCCTGGCAATGATAAGCAATTGCACCGAGTTCAAATTCGATCTGCTTTGTCACCGCCTTGTATTCCTTGGGACTTAATTTGTTTCCGGAAGGGGACACATCGATCAATCGTCTGATAAGACCTGACTTTGCGTCCGTAATCTTGACCGGTTTATTGGTGCCCATGAACAGGAAGCACTTGAAGCGGTTTGCGTAGGTCGATTTGAACTTTTCATTTACTGTCATCAGCTCGTGAGAAACCAAACTGTTCAGTCGGGTGTTGTCCTCGATGCGAGATAAGTCACCGTCATGCTGAATTGCCACAAGTGGATTCGTCTTGAATGCCTCTAATGCAAAGGAATTACTGGACGAACCCAGTGCTTTTGCATCGAAGACGGAATAATATCCTTCAAAGAGCTGCTGAACAATGTTCAGAACCGTAGACTTACCCGTACCTGCTGCACCGTACAGAACCATAAATTTCTGCAATTTCTTCGACTCTCCACAGACAATAGAACCAATAGCCCATTCAATTTTTGTTCGCTCTTCTTCAGAGTAAATTGTGGACATCAGCTTATTCCATGCATCCGTGGCCCCTTCTTCAAGAGGATAGTTCAGCCGCTTACTTGCGTAGTCTTTTTTGTTCGTCGGTGTATTGGAGAATATAAGTTTCTCATCAAGCATGTGGAAAGAGTCTCGCATCTGCTTTTGACAGTATTTATGCCATGAATCGATCATTCCAGATTCGGAATCCCACATGTGCAGAACTTTAATACTCGAATCAAAGTTTTTGCGGTTTTCCTCTGCATACTTGTCAAGTTCCCGGTCAATAAGCTGGAGTGCATCTTGCTCGTCCGTAGACCATAAACCTCGGTCTTCTAACCAAATAGCATAGAAGTCACCGCCTCTAATCATCAGGTCGGAGCTTTTCTTAATGATAAACTTCGGATAGATTTCTATTACACCACGCTTCGTACTACGGGTCGAAATCATTAAAAAGTCGATCATCGAAGTTCTTTAGTCTCCTTCCGTTTTTCTAAGCTCCTTGATTTCGTTTTTAAGGTTCCCGATCTCATCACGCATACTGCAAATCTCCAAGTCCTGGATAAGCATGTTCACAGTCATAACTGTGGCAACCATCACGGTGCAGCGGTTAAAAGATTTCTGCTTTCTCAGTGTTTTAGCAAATACTCGCATCGCAGTTTCGGAGCAGCGAAGGCTGCCGAAAATATAACGGATCATTTCATCCATGTTTCTTTTCTCCTTTCATGTCGGCAAGAAATTGATCGATCGTCTCAAACTTCCAAGCCTTCGGCTCTCTCAACGAAAATATAAATTCCTGTCCATTAGTTTTACGGATTCGAATGCTGTTTTTACCATTTGGGAAGTATTCTTTTACTTCCTTTGCCTGGTCGGGTAAGCATGTCTGGAAAAACCCGTACACTTGCGTATGAATCATGGTAAATCTCCTCTATAGGATGCTGTCCAAATACCAATTCATCTGCCACCAGATTTCGACAGTTCGCATGTCATACTTGCAGCGTTCGACGGTAAACAAACCGCCTTCACCATTTCGTTTGTACTTGCGGTTCATAAATCGAGATATTACATCGTCCGTATACGCCGCATCAAATCGAGAATCACTCATCGAACCCAGACCCAAGCTGACAATCATATTCCAGAACCACTGTCCCATACGATTGCCGATATCCGGGTCGGTCATAATGTGTTCTTCGCAACGAAATGCTAAGGCAATAAGCATCTCCAATACACTGCAAGGTCGGTTATCCAGATAACTGGCAATCATAGGACCCTCGTATTCTTTTTCATAACCAAAACGATACCGGAGGTCTATCCCATCTTCTGCTCGATTTCCATCCATCGGCAGCATATATTGAAAATCAATATTGTGCAAATGACGGAGAAGCTTCCGATAAGACAGCCTCCGGCTATATCGTTCGTTACATACGAGCTGACACATCCACTCAAAATATTCATTGTTCAGCTCAATTTCAGTCATTCGGTCCTCCTATTAGTAGTTGGAGCCTTCGGCAACATCTGCGAAAGAGCGATTATCTCGGAGAATCTCGTAATCACATCTCAGGCGGTCATTACGAATAACGACCGAATCGTCCTCATATTCTCCGAAATGTTCAGTGAAGTCCTCGCCAACGGTGTCCTCAATATCCTCAACGACTTCGTCCTCGTCGTCAGCAAGGACACCATCGCCGGCATAATAGGTCAGACTGATCTGTGTGTAGTTGTTATTCTCACCATAATCATCCGGTGAGATAACATAAGGTTTGTTGGGCATAGGTTCGTCCTTTTTTTCTTCAGTATTTTTTTTGCTATGCTCCGTGTAATTGGTATAACCCTCTTCCTGAAGCTTAGCGGCATAATTCACAAGATCGGGCTTCAGCTTAGCAATATCTGCCTTGTGCTGATTCTCTTCCTGTTTTTCATTGTCCTTCTCGTTCTTAGCGATATTGGTGATTACGGGCTTTCTTTCGGCAAAAGCCGCCTTCACAGAATTGATCTCTTCCTGTGCAATCTGCTCGTAATACCGTTTAAGACAAAGCCATGTCGCTGCGGCGCCTACCGTGGCTCCAGCCAGAAACATGGCAAAACTGTTTTTACTCATCTTCGTATTCCTCCTCGTCAGTTTGAATTGTGACAACAGTAATGGCGAGACCTCCGAACAGCAATGCTGCACTCAGGAGAATCCCGCCAGTAATGTGTCTTTTCCGCCGACTGTCCAGCATGGCGTCGACGGTTGATATGAAGTCATCCAAAATATCCATCATTTACTCCTTTCCACCAGAGAGAACAGCAATGCCTCCTACGAGACAAAGCCCTGCCATAGTGGAAAGAATGTACGAAAACAAAGCTTTCATTTTATGTTCCCCTTTCAGTCATAACTCGAAAAGTAGTGACAGCACTCCTGAAACAAAGGCTCACCATACTTGCTGTATCCTCCAGCCATGAAGAACACACAATCGTAATTTGTCCGTTCCAAAAGTTCTTCCTTTACCAGCTCGACAATTTCTGGCATGACATAGCAGCGTTCAAGCCTGCTATTCCACATCACGCTGAATTGATTGGGCTGGTAAATAACATCGTATACAGTATCCGGGAAAGACGGATGATCGATACGATTAAGGATTGTGTCGATAACCAATCGTTTTCCCAATTCTGTTTCTCCTTCAGCTTCACCCATGGTTACGAGTGCTATGAGGTCGATTTCCTCTTGTGTAAGAGGATAGTCTGGCTCTTTCTTCACCTCTGGTTTCAAATCAGGAGACTCCATCGGAAGATCCGCCATTATCACCGGCTCTGCCTCTGCAAGAACCGGATAGGATTGCCTAATCTCCGATGTTTCTTTATCTGTAGAGCGAACAACGCCACATACCGCAAAACCGATGAAAAATATCATGCAGAGAACGGTAGCTATCGCTCGTGGTTTGATGTGCATTGCTAAAACTCCTTTACAATAAAATATCACCCCCAGTCCAAGTCTGAAGGTGATTGATTACATCTTTTCCCAGATGTTGCCCTCAACATTGAAGTCGAGCAGCAGTGCCGGCTCGTGGCGACCATCCTCGGTCTCACGCTCTACCTCAACGATGCGGAAATTAACATAGCCGTCCGGACCATCCTTTGTCCAACCGACAATCTGACCAGCAGGAGTACGAGGAAGATCCAGATCATCCAGAACCTCATTCAGGAAGAGGTGACCACGGGTCTGAAGCTTGTCGTTTGCGAATGCCTGCTGCGCCTTGAGGAACATACGGTTGTAATCGGGGTTAGTCTCATAGTTGCGGCTCTTGCTGTCGAAATATACAGCGTAATCGCTCTGGAGATTGGGGTCAGCGACCATCACAGTCTTTTTAACCTTCTTCTCCTTGCCGGTCTCGGGATCAACCTCGATTTCCTCGAACTTCTTCGCCTTGATGCCATATTTCAGTTCAGTATCGACCTGATCGCCGAAACGCTCGATGACCCGACCACGATACTCCTTGAAGCTCTTATCAATTGCAACATAAGCCGCCCCGAGAGCAACATTGCGCTTGCGAAGAATATTGTTGGACGCCAAAATGCTGGTAATGGACAGCGTGCCAAGAATGATGGCGGGACCATAAAGCTTTGCGAGCTTCATTCCCGTCTGAGCATAGACCACAACCGTGTCCTTCTTGCCGTCATCGGTCGTATACTCCTGACCATTGATTGCACCGGTTTCCATTCCCTCATGGATGGTATCAAGAGTACCCTTAGTTTCATCGAGAATCTCTGCTACCTTAGTGGTAACTTTGCAAGCGAGAACGGCACTTACGACCGTACCGGCAATACCAGCCACAACGAGAATCTCAGGGCTGTGCTTCTTGAGCTTCATAACGGCCTTGGAAGCCACGCCATTCACGCTCTTCATAATTTCAGTCTTATTTTTCATGATTTGTTATTCTCCTTTTCAGTTTTTAGAGTTGATTTCAGCACCACAGGCAGCATATCCAGCTAAATCGACATAGCTGTCGTCCGTAGCCGTTCCTGTTCTGATTCGTGCAATCTTAAGAAGTGCCATCATCATGGCAACATCATTTGCAGTGAATTCAATGCCTTTATAGACGCTCCAGAAGCCTGCAATAGCAGTGAAGTTATCTTCCGGAGAGCCGTATTCGTTCTCTCTCTGCCCACATACGCAAGCCTTTGCTTTATCGAGAGTCTCAGATCTGGTCATCATCTGCATCCTCCTCATCGGTAGAAATAAACGGAATATAGTTACGCTTACGCTCCTTAGCGATTACCTGACAGCCGCACATCGGGCAATCAAATGTGTCATATAAACCTTCTTCGGCAGTAGAGCCAAAGGCAACTGCCAAACCAGTCTTTCCGTTATCACGAGCAATATAATGTCTCTCGATAATGGCATTGAATTTAGTGCCACAAATTTTGCATTCAAGCATTATTTTTCTCCTTTCAATTCAGCGGGATAGCACGAGGCAGTTTCAGAATATAACCATCTCGAACTCGTACCGCAGTTGCACCGCCAATGTTTGTCCAACCGTAGCGGTTCATAGTGAAATTATCATTGGGAACATGAGCGAGATCATAGAAATCGGACACGCTCACCGTTCCATACTGACTGATGATATCGTTCATTGCATCGAGAACCGCTTCCGCATCTCCACGGGTATCGAAGAGAATATCATCATAATCAGGTGTATTGCGTCTGTTGCCAACGGAACCTGCACGCACTCTGTCCGCGTCCCGTTCATAATAGTTTCGGTAAGACACCTTAGACGCCGTTCCATTTTTCTTGCTGCGACCTGCCTCGCCGTACAGGATCATGTCGATACCGGTAGTGACAATGTCAGAAATCGCTTTCTTGACAGCAGGCACAATGACCTCCATCAAAATATAAGATTTGACATTGTTTGCATCTTCTGCAATAAAGACATCTGCGAATTTTTGCATTTCACCTTTCTTTCGAGTTTTTGCAGCCCCGGTAATAACCGCCTCAACTTTCTTTTCTGACTGTTGCTCCTGACGAGCTTTATCAGAATTAGACTTGTAATCTTCCACTGGGTGATCTCCTTTCTTATGCCGGAATCAGCTTACCGGGCAGAGTAATTTTTGTGTTCGGCATCAAGCCGTTTTCTTTTTTATATCGATAGGCGAGATTGCTCTTCGCTTTCGCTTCCGTCGGAGCAACAGTAGTTGCTTTCCAACGATGCTGAACGCAATCATCGAATCGCATAACAGGATCGTCATATTGATACTGCTGCATATTTTTTCCTCCTTTCGAGAGATAAAGAAAAAGGGAAAGCACCTTGTTACAGGTACTCTCCCTTATCCGAACTTCTCAAATTTGCCTTTTCAGTTGTCTTCAACGACAGCATCAGATTCTTCCAAGATAACCGTATTCTCCTCAGCAGCCATCTTCTTCTGCTCGATCTGGGCTTTGATGTTTGCGATTACCGGCTTTGCTACATACTTGTAGACGACCACGCCTACAACTACGCTCAAGCCGATACCCGCAGCAATCTTTACGCCCTTGCTCAAACCAGCGTTCTCGATAACCTCTTCGGTAGCTTCAACGACCTCGTTGTTCATAATCTCATTGTTGTTCATTGTGAAATCTCCTTTCAAATGTGTAAAATTGTGGAATGTTCTTCCATTAAATAAGTTGTAAATTTCGCGCGGTAGCTTACTGGTAGTCATAAACCGGAGCAACCTGATAATCAATCACCAGGCAGGGGGTACCGTTTGCATCCAGCTGCGATGAGAATGCAAGGTCAATGTAACCCTTATCGATGTTCCATCCGAGCATATCGCCCATCTTAGTTCCATCCAAACCGAGTTCGTAGTAGAAATCGTTAAGCGTGACATACATTTCGTCACGCATCTGACGATTCAGTTCATTCATGACCCTGGTGATCTTATCTCTGTCAGACTTGAAATATCGTCCGGACAAGACATCATAGCAGATCGTGTTGCCGCCGCTTTCAGTGAGAATCACTTCTCGAACAGGGTTCTTAACCATCTTGTCTTTCGACACAGAGTCTCGAATGGACTGTTCCTTTTTCTCACCAATTGTCTCAACGACTTTTTCCTGATACTCCTTCAAAGTAGACTCTGAAAGGGTATACGCCGTTGCCAGAGCAGCATTCCGACGAAGATTGGTCGAACTTGCACCGATCAGGCAGAAGACAGAGATGGAGCCTACAACAGCAGCCGGAATATAACAAGGCCAAGCAGTCTTGATGATGTCTTTCGCCTCAAGCTTGTCTGTATCCAGTTCCTCCTTTTTCTCTTCGAGCAGAATCAGAGCTTTCGGGGTTGCCTTTACCGCCATAACAGTGGTGGTAATCATACCGGCAATACCAATGCCAGTAAGAATTTCCGGACTATGTTTTTTCATTGCCGTCCGTACACTTTTGGCAATGCTTGCTAAACTTTGTTTAGGCATGATTTTCTCCTTTCGGTTAAACAAATAGTAGACTTAGTTCCTCAGCGGTTTCGACTGCATTCTGAAATATAAAGCTACGCTGCTCATCCTCGCCGTAACAAGCATACATAGCCATCTCGAACATGAAGTTTTCAATGACGGTGATTGGATCATCGAAAGGCTTGTCCAGGATTCGATCACAGATTTCATATGCCGCCCATTGTTGATATGACCTTTTTCGAAATTCGTATTTTGGCCATGTAAACGACGGGCTGAACAGATGTTCTTCAACATACCGCTGAATAATTGAAACAGCTGTACTTGCATCACACATATCGTTCAGATAAAGAGGAAGAGTCCTTGTTAGGACTCCTCGTCTTCTTCATCGCTAAGTGCGGCAAGCTTTTCATCGATGCGTTCATCGATTTTCTCTTCCATCTTCTTCTCGTTCACCCAGTCGGTGAGGAGTGTAGCTCCCATACCTACTGCTGTGGCGACAAGACCCAGAATTTTAATCAATTTTGCATTATTCATAAAGCGAAACCTCCTTTTCGTTTTCATAAAGTGAAATGTATTTTTTGCGAACTTACAGGTCTTCCATCCACTCGGCTGTCGGTTCGAAAACCATGTCAATGACATATATCTCCATGCCATCATCCAAAGTGAGCCGGTGATGATTAAAGTCAATCCAGTAAATATCACCGTTACAGCTTGACCATCCCACAGCATCTCCAAGTTCCGTCTTTTCAAGACCAAGGAACTCATAAAAGTCATTAAGCGGAATAACCCCCGCGAACATAAAGTTGCGGTTCAGATGATATTCAGCCTGAATGACCTTTTCGATGGTTGACTCAAAATATCTTTGCGAGAAGCTATCGTAGAAAGTGCGAGTGATCTCTGGCTCCATACCATCTCCAAAGTCCAGAGAAGAACCATACCAACCTCCGTTAGCAGAGATACTGACCTCCTTGCACTTTTCCTTGATAATGGAATCCATAATGGCATTATGAGTTTCTTCTCCATACAGCTCTTTCAGCTTGTCCTTATACTCCTTGTAAGAATTTTGGACGAGTGCATATGCGCTTGTTAGTGCTGCCTGTTGGTGTCTACTTAGAGCATTAGCGCCCATAATGCAAGCGATTGTAGAAGCTCCGAATGCTACCGCCGGAATATAACATTTCCATGCAGCGATAAACGCCTCTTTCTTGGTGTATGCATATGGATCGCCATCATGTTTTTTACGACTGTCTGCGTAAACCAATGCTACTGCTCGTGGGGTTGCTTTGGCTGCGGCGATTGCAGTGACCACAACGCCGGCTGATGCTACACAAGACAAAGCAACAGGCGAGTATTGCCTGATACAAAGCCCTGACTTATGCAGCAACTTTTGAATTGCTTGGTTTTTACTCATGTCTTTTCTCCTTTCATGTTTTTGTTATTCCATAGCCCTTAGAAGATCTAAAATGTTCGCTGCCATTTCGCTGGCAGACCGAAACATAAGACTTGTGTTTGGATTTACCCTTGCATACTTGGCAGTCTTCATCATGAATTCGTGCGTGAGCTTACAGAATTCATCAATAGACCCTTCTTTTCGAGGGTAGATCCGTTCGGCGATAAAATCTCTGAGCTCGTCGACAGCCCATTGTGAGTAACTCACTTTTTTATAATCTTCCGTCCACTTACCAAACAGTGGCGGCAGCCACGCATCCATGTGGTACATGTCATACAAGATTAAATCAAGCTGATCGATGCTCATGTCTTTTCTCCTTTCATGCGAAAATAAAAAGCAAGAGAGACTGTATCGGATTCGAACCGACGACCTCCACGGAAGTGTGGCGCTCTACCAACTGAGCTAACCCGTCTCTCATAATAAGACTTGTAAATTTCGCGCGGCAAAAGAAAAGAGCCGTTGTTAGCAGCTCCTTTCAGATTTTACAAACCAATACTTTTCAGGATTTTAGTAAGTTCATCTTTCTCAAGATCGGCATCTATATCCAGATGAATATGCGTCTTTCCGTCAACGACTGTGGCTTTTACCTCATTCAAATTCAGTTTTACATCATAACCAAATTTCTTCCGGATTGCCAAACTCGCCAATTTCGAGATAATGTTCGTAGTGAATTTAGAACCAATTTTCATTTCGTCCATGCTCCTTTTACTCCTTTCAAATAGCATCGTTTTCCATAACAGGAGCTGTAATTTTGGCGAAAAGAAAAGAGCCGTTGTTAGCGGCTCAATCCTCAATAAATCCAGTTTTCTTTTGCAAAGAATAACGGTATTGCGATAAATGCAAAGAATACTAACGCTGTTGCATCTTTGTCAATAAGTACCGGTAAGTACCCACAAATAAGTAATACTACAGCATATAGCTTGTTCTTTAGTGTTTTCATAATCCATGTCTCCCTTCAAAATTCAATGGTTTTCATAAAGGGAGATGCGTTTTTTGCGCTTAGATATCCCGTCTATCGAATACGGTTTCCCATCGTTCTTTCTGAATTGGTTTCATTTTTAATGCCCACATAATTTGGCGAACCGTTACAGTAGGGTATATTCCGTCCGTACACACCCCAGCCCTCATTTCAAAGTATTCTCGAAAATCAGGGTGCAAATATAAAGCGTCAGTAATCCAAGGGTCAACTTCGCTCCACCATGTACTTTTCGTCTCGGAGTCAAATCGTTGCTGAATTACTGCTAAACCTCTTTTCTCAATTCTGTAGAGAGTGCAGCTATTGTAAACCGGATGCTCGCAAATATAACGCTCGCCATACAAGGACAAGTAAATTTCCGGTTTGTCAAAGTGGTATCGCATATCCATCACCTATAAAAAGAAAAGAGAAAGAGCCCTCGTCAGGACTCCTTCCCCTTTGCTAATAGTCTTAATTAGTCGTCGCAGATTTGATCTCTGGTCGGATATAGAGCATCATATTCTTCATCGTTCTCCATACCATAATGCTCTAAATCGACGGAGTGACCGCAAGCAGGACATACTAAAGTATCTTCCCACTCGTCTTCAAATTCCATAAGTCCTCCGCATTCACTGCAAATATACCGTCCAGTAAGTAAACCGTCTCTCTGCGCGTCGTTAAAAAAGCTCATTGCAAATTACCTCCTTGATATTGTGTGGCACTATTAAGTATAGCGGCCATCAGTATTTTATCAAGAGATAAAAAGCACTTTTACATCTCTCACAATAGCCCTTGTAAATTTCGAGCAGGAGAAAAACGAAGAGAACGTGTTGTATACACGAACTCTCCGCTTTTGGAACCGGTTTATTTCTTAGTCGGTCTGAATCGACTGAATAAACCTCTGAATGTCTGGGAGGTGAAAGTTCCGTCCTGTTCGAACTTGAAACCTCGTCTCATCCAAACGCCGTAGAACATCAACGGCAGCACCAGCTCAGCGGCAGCCATACCAAATCTGAAGTATCGATCTTTGACAGACTCTGCCATTTGAGCCGTCTTGGACTCTTGATCGATTTCACGATTCTCGATCTTGTCCAGACGCTCATAGGTATTCTTATCCTCTTCGAGCTTCAGTTTGTACAGCTTCGTCAAGCTATCCACTGCCGTGGTATGCTCCTGGCTTCCAGATTCGAGAGATCCCAAGCGCTTAATTTCGGCTTTGATCTCCTCTTCCAACAAACTTCTGTTTTCTTCACCCATATTCGTTTCTCCTTTCGTTTTAATAGGGTTCCATAAAAGGAAGTGTTATTTGTGCGGAATAAAGTCTTCACGCTTCACTTCCAATAGGATAGTTCTTTGAGCTATAATTTCATTAACGCTCTTTTTCAGTTCAAGAAAAAGATAGGGTCCGTCCGGATCAGACTTGTCAATACGCAGAAAACCAACTGGATGTTTTCGGCGAATGATAGATGAGACGACAAACCCAATCATAATTCCGACAACTACATAGACAACTTCCACGGTGATCTCCTTTCAAATTGTTTTTCAAAAATTTCAACCCGGGGATTTTTCCAGATACTAATTTAACACAGATACCCGTCACCTCCGTCCGGTTTTAATCTAAGTTAGAAAAAGAAAGAGCCAATGCTATAGTGCATCAGCTCTCACTTCTCCATAAAGGACACTGTTATTCTTGCGAACCCTCGTAGACGATCTTCTTCCGTAAGTCAGACCAAGTTATATATCGGTCTTTACGGCATACGGGGCAATAAAACTTGCTTACTTTCCCTCCGATGTCCGTAAGTTCGCTGCTATCAGCCTCAAGTCTACTCTGGCAATTCGGGCAGTTGAAGCGATAGACTTTTTTCACTGCAATATCTACAATCTTCATTACCGTCTCTCCTTACTAAGCAGCCAGAAAAACCGTCTGTACAGGTCGTAATAAACATCCTTACAACATGGGATACCGGTTCTGGCTTTCAGATGGTCGTATGAAATACCCTCCGTTATAGCTTCTAAAATATAACACGAAAGCTCTTCGTCCGTTTCTTTTGCAACCCGTTCCACCATCTTCATACGATCGGCATAGTACAGCCTCTCATCAATGTGCTTGGTAACGGGATCACTAACAACATTCGTTTTGCAGGGCGGCACTAATTGAGGCCATGAACCCGGATAGTCTATCAACGAATTGTACGCATGACGCCACAACGGGTATTGCAAGCAGAAATGCTTCAATTCGTAATAGCGGTGTTTCTCAATCCAGTAACGATTAGTCTCGGAAAGTTCTGGTCGTATCAATGTACTCATGCGCGTTCACCCCTCCATATATAGCCGGTCTCCTGCCAGAGGAGCTTAGGCGAAATATAAAAGTTGATGCGTCCATACTTAGAGTTCATTTCCTCCAAGTTCGTAACGAGCTTTCCACTCCGAGTAGCTTTTCCGATTGGTAGCCACCCAGATACGATGCCGGCTCGAACCCAGGATGCGTCTTTCCCGTAGACTCGTGCTGCAACTGCCACCGGGACAGATCCCGATGCAAATATAATTTCTTCCATTGGCGTTTGCCTCCTTTCAATCGCTATTTTAGGTTAGGAACGGCTGTTAGTAAAAACAACCTCGGTGAAAACAAGCGCCAGCGAATCATAGTCATTTCGCAAGGATAATCTTCAAATCCAAAAGTCTCACAAGTAATAAGACCTTCGAGCACACCGATAATAATGTCTGCTTCATACTGTTTATACGGAAATATAAAGTCAGGAAGCTCCCGGTGGACTGCATGGCAGTTACAGCACCGAAGTCTTCTGATAGCCACCCATTTTTTGTTGCCGAATTTCGTCCGTACCAATCTTTGAACATGATCGTAGTATTTAAGCTGCCCTCCACATTTGGGGCAAATTGATTGGTTATCACTAATCATATCTCATTTCTCCCTAAACTAATAAGAAAAGTTGGAATGTAGGAGTTGACATTCCTACACTTATGATATATGATTACTAATAGCAAATCAATGGGGAAGGTGATAATAATGCTGATAAAATGTCCTGAATGCGAATTACAAGTAAGCGACAAAGCAGTTTCTTGTCCTCACTGTGGGTTTCCATTACAGCCAAATATAAAGCCAAGAAAACCTCGAAATAAAAACAATAAACGCCGTAGACTGCCAAATGGTTTCGGGCAGATCAGTGAGATCAAGAATCGGAATCTCCGCAATCCATTTCGAGCTATGATAAGTGTAGGAAAGGATTCGAACGGACGGCCTATCTGTAAACCTCTTAAACCGGAGTCCTATTTTCCAACATACAACGATGCATACGCTGCTCTCGTCGAGTACAATAAGAACCCTTACGACCTTGAACCGTCTATCACTATGAAAGAGCTTTACGAGAAATGGCTTGCCGAATACGAGAAGACAGTTAAAAGCACTCGTTCGGTAGCTTCAGCATGGGGGTATTGCTCGGCCGTATATGATATGCGAGTCAAAGATGTCCGCGCTCGTCATGTAAAAGGTTGTATGGATGAAGGCATATCGAAGGTTCGAGACAAAGAAAAAACACCAAGTGCATCCATGAAGAACCAGATTAAGTCTTTGTTTAACTTGATGTTGGATTATGCCTTGGAGTATGAGCTTGTTGACCGAAACTATTCGCGAACTTTTAACCTCAGTGAGGAAACAATCAAAGAAATCGTCACAGTTAAGAACGAGCATATTCCTTTTACGGACGAAGAGATGGACTTGCTTTGGAAACACGCTGATGATAAAATGCTTGTAGATGTCCTGCTCATTCAGTGCTATTCTGGTTGGCGACCCCAGGAACTTGGTTTGCTGGAATTAAAGAATGTAGATTTGGAAAACTGGACTTTCCGAGGCGGTATCAAAACAGATGCCGGTACAGATCGTGTGGTTCCAATTCATTCAAAGATTCGTCATTTGGTCGAACGAAAATACAAAGAGGCTCAGGAACTTGGAAGTCTGTATCTGCTCAACTATGTTAATCCGGATGCTCGCAGCAAAAACACTGCACTTACTTATGCTCGATACCAAAAAGGATTCTGTATGATTCGAGATGAATTGAATTTGAACCCCGAGCATAGACCGCATGATGGTCGCAAACATTTTGTAACAATGGCTAAGAAGTACGGCGTCGATGAGTATGCAATCAAATATATGGTCGGTCACAAGATTTCTGACATCACTGAAAAGGTTTACACCCAAAGAGAATTTGAGTGGTTGAAAGATGAAATCGAAAAAATAAAATAGCTTGTAAAAACAAAGAAAAGCCTCCCCGAAGTGGGAGCACCAACAAAGGCACTCAGCACAACGAGGAGGCTGACTTTGTGTAGGAATATAGATGTATGAGTAGTGTAGAAATAATGCACGAGTTACCTACATTTCTCGACATTTATCCACTTCTAACTACTCTGAAAACAGCGTAATTGCAGGGATTTAGAAGTGATTAGACTGTGATAAGTTTCTATGGTATTCTTCCATAAATCTCAATTTTGTTATCTTTCTGTTTCTGTGCATCCTTGCT